CTGGAAATAACTTTGAACTAGGTGAGACCACAGTGGTAGTTGACGTTGCTAAAGAGAACGTATACGAGGTGGGCTCAGATGTCAAGGTAGACTGGGATTCATTTATTAATGCATATGCCCCAAAGGTTTTGGTTGAGCAAATCTAGGGAGTGGGTCCCCTAGAATAACAGGGTGGGGCGTAAGACCTGCAGTCTTGCGCTCCCCCTACTTTTTTGGTATAATGAAATGGAGGAGTAATTATGGCTTATTCAATTAGACGAAGCGAAGCAAGCAAAACAAAAGAAACACGAGCAGCGGAACAACTTGGCAGACTCCTTACCCAAGATTTTGCGGTAGACTTAGAAAGAGTAGGATTTTACTTAGTAAGAAATCTACCCTTAATTAACTATCACAGGTTTGAAGTAATGAGCCTCTCAGCAATGGAAGAGTATGATAAACTTATGGTAGAGATGAAAGGACCACACAATGGCAACACTCGCAGATAAAGCAGGAATCCTAGGACAACTATGGATCGAATTTAGAGAAGACCCAGACTTCAAGAATTTTGTGGAGTATAACGACATCGGTTTGCCAATGGCATATATGATGGCACAGGGTTTGGTTAAAGAAGCAACACCACTTGGTGAACAGTATATTGAAGAAACATTTGATATGCTTATCGGTTTGCTAAAGGTTGAAGAAGAAGAAGTAGATGAACTTGAAGAAATTGAATTAGGGTTTCTTCTACAATTCGCATTCAACAAAAAGAAAACTTCTGAGGATACCCCAGACCTGTAAAAAGGCTGGGGAAATCCCCGAGGATTCAGACAAATCGGACATATCCAAACCATGATATTTTTTGTCAACTACATTACGAACGATCAAAAATTTTTCCCCAAACCTGGACATTACGATCAAACCTTTATTTTCCCCAAACCTTTATTACGAAGGACAAATATTTTTCCCCAAACCTTATACCATACAAACCTTGGTTTGTCAAACCTTATATCCTGGTATAATGGTTTTATGAGTCCACACAATTATTCGAGGTTTAATGGGTCAAATATTAATAGCCCTTCCTCATATCATAAAGGACAAGAGGAGTTAGGTTTGGCTATGGGTAGATTGACTGATAGAGTTAATAAGGCTGTGTTTAAGTATAGTGGTTTGTATGCATTTTATAACTCCCGCATTTTTTCCAGGGGAATTTCAGGGGACAAACTAAGCGACTTTGATCATATGTATAGTATACATACCAGTAGAGAAGCACAGTTAAAGAAGATTTAATTAACAAACCTTTTTTCCTGATTTATTTATTTTTATAAAACCTTTATATATTTTTATTACGATTATCGACATTTTTCTCCTGAAATTGGGAGATTTTTTTATGGGGTTTTGGGCTTGACAAACCCTGTTTCAGGGTATATAATGCCCAAATAAAGATTACGAAGGTTTGACAAATTTCCCCAATTGTGGTATAAGCAGGCTATGCGGGATATAAAGGTTTGGAGGTTTGAGGTTTGGCCCGTCAGAAAGATTACGAGCCCCTCTATAAAAGCGCACCATTCACCACTATCCTCCACTTCACTCCACTTCTAGAATGTTAAACAATACAATCAGTAAGATTATTATGTGGATAAACCTGTGGATAACTATCAAACCTCACACCATATATGTTAGATTTTAGCCATAAACCTCACACTCCCTATGGTAGGTTTGACCTGTGGATAACTCTAAAAACCAGGGGATATCAAACCCTGTTACTGGGGATATGGGGGATATGGGGCTATAGGGGTTTATATCTTATACTAGGGATTATGATGACTATCTTGACTTCCCCCGCCAAAACCGCTATACTGGATGTATGATCAATATGGAAATCCCTGACCCATTTCAAACCTTTGTAGCCAAAAAGTATGCCAACGCTAAGGGTCTCATCTATGACTTCTTTGCTAAGGAATGGTATCTTAAGACTGCTTGTTGTGGTGAGGAACTTTATGCCCCCAACAAAAAGACAATGACCAAGATCCGCCTATACCATACAAGAAATGAGTGCCTAAATGGATACTGAACAAACCTTCGACCAGGAGTTTAGCGTTGAAGAGATTACGAAGGCTATTGTTGATCAGGCTAAGGCTGAGGTTAAGAGTCGTTATGGAAACAAAAAGAGGCATAGACAATGAACTGTCCAACCTGTAAAATGGATAAAGAAGATATCGAATACTGGGATAACCACCAGACAATGAGTGATTATAGGGTGTGGTGTGCAAAAAGAATGTAGCCATACTTGGTATATGCGTGAAGATGGTATACAATGCACTAAGTGCTTAATATTGTGGGATAGGAGTATGGATGAAGGAGCCTAAGATTTCTCAGATGGATTGGCGTAGCCTTGGCTATTGGCCTGTCTACAAAGATGGAAAGAAAGTGTGGGTGCCTAAAAATGATAAATCATTCGACAAAGACACAGAGGACTAAGATACTACCATTACGATGGATAGGAAATCTATCTGGAGAGTTTGCTGGCAACCATATTGTTAAGTGTGTGAATATGGATGAGGATCAAGAGTATGGTTGGCGTTATAAATACCACGCAAAAATGTGGAAATATCTCAATAAGCCTTACGAATGGTGGGGAACATATTACACTATAGATATGGCTGCATGGAAGAAAGAATTAACAGATATCGAGTCGCAAGACTCGTAGGGTTGTTCACCCCTCTCTATTTTGCGCCGAACTCTAAACCCTATATATGCTATACTTAAATTATGAACTGTGAATATTGCGAAAGAGAAGCCTTGTATAATCAGCCACGCAAAGAAGATGGCCAGATCATAAACGTATGCAAGAAACACTTCACAGCCGTCCAGCCGTCATGAACGAAGAAAAAGCCAGGGCTATGCTAGATTTAGCCAACAAGTTAAATAATTTTGATTATATGCTGCGACTAAAATGTGAGGTTTGTGGTCCAAAACTTCGTGGAACACCAGGGAATTATCCTAAATGCAAAAGACACGAGCAGTAGGTATGGTATCATTGAGTATGACTAAAAAAATATACAAGTGTAGTGAATGTAATACCATTATTTCTATTGAGACTGAGGTTCACGATCTTCCAGTATCAATCGTATGTCCTTGCGATCAAGTTATGCCGTCAATCGGAGCATAATGGATACTAGGAGAGGCCTCCCTAGAACTGGCGCTTATTACGAAGGCACTAACAAGATTGGCAAATCTTCAGATAATATAAAAACCTTTAAGTCTTTTGTTTCTGCAGAAGACTCTAAACTTATAGTTGAGTCTGTAGATTTTTTGCTTCCTGATGGTCCAGATGTAGATCCAGATGAGCGTAGGCAAATACAGGTAGATGATTTACCAGACAGCGTTAGATCAATTGTTAAATACTATATAGATAAATCATTACAAACCATGCAGGATCAGTATGGAGTTAAACTAGAACATAGCCTAGATGATCATTGGATAGTTAAATGGTCTGTAGGAAATGATATGGGTGTTCACGCAGATGACGATGTTGTATCTGTGTTACAGGTATCTGGCGTAATATACTTTAGTGATGGTTATGAGGGTGGTGAGATTATTTTCCCTAATCAGGATATATCTATTAAGCCTGAGATGGGTGATCTAGTTATATTCCCTGGAAATTTGACATATCCCCATGGCGTCAATGCTATTAAGTCTGGGCACAGATATAGCCTTCCTTTGTGGGGAAAGTATGTTAAGTAACTAATTCTTTATATATTCTGGCTCTGTATAAAAAAAGAAAAGCATTCCAACTTCATTTGTTTCTGGATTTGGAAAAGCCTCTCTCCAGTGAAGATTATGAACTCCGTTAAAGGATAACGCATCTCCTGGACTTAATGTATATGGATTACCTTCAACATATACATCCCAAGGTTCATTCTGATATAGACAAAGATCTAAGTTATACATACATTCAAAACCATTGTCTTTGTGCTTTTTTAAGTTTGCATTTTCGCCAAAATAATGACCAAAAAGCACATATGTTGGCTCTAGTGTCTTACTTCCAAAGATCTCCCTTGCTTTGTCTCTTAGTTTTTTAGAGTATTCCATTAGTTCTGGGATTGTAGTATCTGTAGTTACCATCCTACCGTAGTATGGATCATAAGATAGTTTATCTTTATTAGCATCTATTATATTTATAAGATCCTGTATTTCACTATTGCTAATAATGTTTTTTGTTATTACTGGATCAATTACTTTTATATTCACCTTTACATTATAGCAGTTTTATGTTATACTTATTTAACAAGCGAGTGTTGCATAATGGTAGTGCACCATCCTTCCAAGTTGGTTGTGCCAGTTCGATTCTGGTCACTCGCTCCAGGTCCCCATGGTCTAGAGGCCTAGGACTCCACCCTTTCACGGTGGCAACACGGGTTCGAATCCCGTTGGGGATACATTAGTAAAAATATAGCAGTGTGACAAAGCCTTAAAATATTTATTGTAAAGAAATAATCTTGTCAATAACCTTTTGAGCAGAGTGATCTGCGTCTGTTGAATCTATTAGTTGATATCCATTTCCAAGAGAACCACAAACGAATTCAAACACCTGATCGTTTCTAAAATCACTTGTAAGAATTTCTGTCAACTTACAGTCATCTGGCGCAAATAAAATATTTATTAAACCAGTCCCAGAAATACCAACAATGTTTTTTGCATTTTTGTATACTTCTCTTTGCTCATCAAAGGTTAACTTTTCATTATAAATAATTTTGTATCCAAGATCAGAGTAATATTTCTCAATTTTTTCTTCATCTGTAATAAATCTTGGATCATTTAGTGCATTTTTTCTTGAAACATAAAGGCTATCTATTGGCATACCTTCTAACCTAAATTTTGATCTAAGTAATTTGCTTGTGATTTCATAACTTTCTAAATGTATTAGTCTGTCAGATCTTGTATTAAAAGAACTTTTTACCCTTAGTTCAGAAAAGTCTGCACTTCTTATAAGATCTTTTTCTGGATCAATGCCAAACTCTAAATAGTTTTTATCAGAAAAATAATAATTTTTGTGTTCTCCGATTATTAAAAACTTTTTGTCATAATCTAATCCTAAATAGTCTAGGTAAAGTATTCTTCCTGCAGCCTCATATAGGCTGTGTAAGTAGTTTCCGTTAAATATTGCGAGCATTACTGGCTTATCATTGCCTATTTCGATAACTCTATCTGAGTTCCCTACGTGAGAGGATGGTATGGTAAAACTATTAAATCTATAAATCCTTGGTTTGTTCTTTGTAATTGCTTCAATAGTTTTTTTATCATACTCGCCTTTCCAAAAATTGATATAAATGTCTAAGTCATTTCCCCAGAACTCTATTTCACTTTTAGGCTTTTCTAATACATTAATAATGTCAATTCCTACTGAAAAATCTGTTTCTTCATGAACTATTCCCATATACACAATTGTAGCATACTGTGCTATAATATTTATACCTGCCCAAATGGGGGGTAAATTAACTTATTCGCTTGAAAGGGGAATAACATGGTAAAAACAGCACTGGATCTTTTTAATGATCCATTTTTTAACACCTTCTCAAATCTACAGAAGGTAACAACAACAACAAACTATCCACCTTATAACCAAATCAAACTAAATGATACAGAGTATATTCTTTCATTTGCTTTGGCTGGGTTCTCTAAGGATGATGTTTCAGTATCGCTAGACAATCGCAAACTTACAATCAAGGGCGAGAAGCAGGATGCTGAATTGCCAGAGGGCGCAGAGTATCTACACAAGGGAATTGCTGCTCGCAAGTTCACAGATATCTTCACCCTTCCTGAGTTTGTAGAAGTTATTGGGGCTGAATTCAAGGACGGTATCTTAGATATCAAACTTGAAAAGCAGATCCCAGAAGACAAACTACCCAAGACTATAGAAATTCTATAGTATAATCTAATTGTCGGGGGAGACAGCGACAATAAATAACTGGTATAGTCCTGAGCATGACTGTAAAAAACTGCTCATTAAAACTATAGTATAATAGATAGCATTCCGCTATGAGACTTTAAAAGGTTTTACAACGGATGCTCCTATGAGTGGAGAGTTAGCAGGAGTTGAATCTTCGTGGCTAATAGACCTGAGCAGTCGTCTATAAACTGCTCATTATTCATCTTAAGTTCATCGCTAGTTTCCAGTATTTGATCGCTAATGTAGTCATTCTAAAGTATACTTATTAGTATGAAGATTAAACTCATCATAGCAACACTAATCTCTAGTGTCTTGTTTATACCTACCGCACAAGCAGCAGATCTAACTGGCTCAGGCTCGTCATTTGCTTCTAATTTTATAGAGAAGTGCAGAGTGGCATATGCTTCATCTGGCAATAACATTTCCTATACCCCAAACGGATCAAGTTCTGGAAAGAATCAACTTGCTCTAGGTTTGACTGATTTTGCTATTAGTGATGTTCCATATGGATCATCAGAAGTAAAACCAAAAACTGATTTTGTCTATGTCCCAATTGTTGCTGGTCCTATTGCTATTAGTTATAAATTAGATGGTTATAAAGGTCAGATAAAACTAACCAAAGAAAATCTAGCAAAGATTTTTGCTGGTCAAATTAAAATGTGGAATGATCCACTTCTAAAGAAGAACAACCCAAGTAAACTTCCAGCAAAAAGAATAACTGTTATTTATAGAGCAGATGGATCTGGAACTTCTGAGGTTTTTACAACCTATCTTAATACAGTTGCAAAAGATATATGGAATAAGCCTGCAAACAAATCTTTTTCTACTGCATACCCTGGCAACATCAATGAAAACCTAGGATCTTTTGTATCTGCATCTGGCTCACAGGGCGTAGCAATGCTACAGTCAAAGACAGATGGGTCTATTGCTTACAACGAAGTATCATTCACTAAGCCTTTTGGTGTTGCCTATGTTGAAAATGGGGCGGGAAGGTTTATTAAGCCAACAGTAAATGCAGCATCAAGGTTTTTATCAGAGTTTACAACTAACTCAAACGGAACAATTACTCCAAACTATAACAACCCTAACAAGGTAGCATACAATATTTCAACATTCAGTTATGGTATAGCAAAAGTTGGATCTAGCGATGTTGCTAAATTCTTTACATTTGCCATTACAAAATGTAAGGCTACAGAGTTTGGATACTCCCCTATAAGTGGTAATGCTCTTAAACTTGCCAAATCTCAAATAGCAAAAATCAAGTAGTATACTATATTTGTCCCACACAGGACCTTAGTGATGGATTAGTTACCCATTGGATAGAGACCGTGGCGCAAGTCAGGTGAATTGCTTGTGTGGGACCTAACATTTGGCGGTATAATAATATCAATGACTGACAAAGAGTTAGACCATTATAATAAGCAGCAGTATAAGAAGATGCTTGCTAAGATAAAAGAAGATTCTGGCTGTGTGGACTGTGGTGTTGGTAATCATATAATCTTAGACTTTGATCACATAAGAGACAAGAAATATAACATATCAAGAATGATACACGATGGTTTTTCCTGGAAGGCTATCAAGAAAGAGATTGAGAAGTGTGAAGTTGTATGTGCTAATTGCCATAGGATAAGAACTCACAACAGATTGACACAGTAAACCTTTTGCGGTATACTTATTATAACGGAAAGAGGATATTATGATTCATGCATTATTTTTAATTCCAGCATTTCTTATGGGCTGGGCAGTCTGTTACATTCAAATGACATACGGAGTTGATCAGGGTGAGTAGAGAAGTTATTTGTCCAAAATGTAAGCGTGGTATAGAAGTTAGATGGGGAATATTTGCAATGGAAACCCTTAATCGTCATATTAAAAAGGAGCACTAATGCGTATATATACTATCGATGTTGATTCTAAGTATGAGATTGATGTTCCAGAAGATATCCAACTTAGAATTATTAGAGATTACCTAAAACAATCCTATCACTGGGTAATCGGTATTGGATCTTTTCTTATTGGCCTTTTAGTCGGTTTGTTGGCTAAGTAATGCACAAGGGCGTTCTTATCTGGGATGTTGAACTACTTTCAACAGCAATGGGTATATCTGAAGAAGATACGGTAAAGTATTTTACTGATGGAAGACGCATATCGTTTTTAATTGAGCGTAGGCTGTGTAATGAAGTTGCTTTTGGCACCCTGCCAGAATCTGAAGGTGCACCGTATGATTTTAAAGATCACAGCGGTAGAATATGGGAAGTTAGATCAGTAACAAAACAGGGAGTTTATTTTTGTCCCAGTAACATGAAAGGTAGCGGTAGAAGTTTTGATGAAAAAGGTTTCATTGATAAGTTGGATCTGGTTGATGGGTATTTCCTTGCTGATATTACAACATTTCCTGTTGTTGAGTATTGGACTGTAACCTCTGAAGAAGTAAAGAATATGTATTTTAATGGAGAACTTAGCAAGACAAGCGATATCTCTAGAGATAAAGTAATTAGATTAACTAAGGAGCAGTAGCCAAGTTGGTCAAGGCCCCGAACTCATAATTCGGTTATCGTAGGTTCAAGTCCTACCTGCTCTACTATCTAGTGTATAATAGTATAGACTAGAAAAGAGATTTTGTGAGTAATAAACTTTTTGTTTTTGATTTAGATGGCGTATTAGTAGATAGCAAGGAAATTCACTACCTATCTCTAAATCAAGCACTTGAGCAGGTCGATCCTAAATATATCATTAACGAAGAAGATCAAAGAACCACATTTGAGGGATTAACAACAAACCAAAAGTTAAGGATACTTACAGATACACGTGGCCTACCAGAGCACTACTACGATCAAATCTGGAAATCTAAACAAGAAAAATCTATATCATTTTTTAATATGTTAAAAAAAGATGAAGAACTTATTAAAATATTTACTGAGATAAAAAATAATAATATAAAGTTGGCAGTAGCAAGTAACAGCATCAAGAAAACACTTGAAGCCTGTCTTACATCTCTTGGAGTTCTCAGCCTAGTTGATTTCTATATAAGCAATGAAGATGGTATAAGTCCAAAGCCTAGCCCAGATATGTATAACGTGTGTATGAATAAACTTGGTGCAAGCAAAAATACAACAACAGTATTTGAAGATAGTTATACTGGTAGAACAGCAGCAATTCTGTCTGGTGCAAGACTGGTAACAATAAAAAATAGATCAGATCTAACAGTTACAAAAATACAAAACGAAATATCTGGTTTGAAACAAAAGCCAAACGTATTAATTCCAATGGCTGGTGAAGGATCTAGGTTTAGATTAGTTGGCTACGATATGCCAAAGCCACTCATTAAAGTAAATGACAAGAGCATGATTGAACTAGTCATAGATAACATAGGAATAGATGCACACTACATTTTTGTAGCAAGAAAAGAAGATGAAGAGAAGCATAATATATCTGGACATCTATCCTTAATGTGCAAAGACTTCACCTTGATACTGCAAGAGGGAAGGCTTGATGGTGCTGCAAAATCTGCTCTTTTGGCAATTGACTATATAGATAATGATTCACCACTAATTATTGCTAACTCTGATCAGTATGCTGTATGGAATAGCAAGAGAACAATAAAAGAGTTTATAAGAAGTGGCATTGATGGTGGAATTTTAACATTTGATGCTACAGATAGCAAGTGGTCTTTTGTAAAACAAAATAAGTTTGGATTTGTTGGAGCAGTTGCTGAAAAAAATGCTATTAGTAATGAGGCTACATGCGGTATATACTATTGGAAAACTGGTAAAGACTTTGTTAAATACACCAACAAGATGATCCTGTCTGAAAACAAAACAAATAATGAATTTTACATTTGTCCAGTATACAATGAAGCAATCCAGGATGAAAAGATAATCAAATCTGAACGGGTCTATGAGATGTGGGGACTAGGAACACCAGAAGACCTAAGTATATTTTTGGAGAATCACAATTGATTTTAATAGCGCATAGAGGAAATATCTCTGGTCCAAACCCAGAAACAGAAAACACTATAAGTCAGTTGTTATATGCAATTAAAATGGGATTTGATGTTGAAGTAGATGTGTGGGTTGTTGAAGGTAAGATGTATTTTGGTCACGATGAGCCCAAGCATTTAGTCTCATCAGAAGATTTTTATAAGGTGTGTAATCATGCTTGGTTTCATTGTAAAAACCTAGAATCATTAAACCATTTTATTAAATATTTTCCAACATACAATTACTTTTGGCATCAATTAGATGATTTTACATTAACAAGCAATAACAAGGTATGGACATATCCAGGAATGGAAGTTGGACCCAACTCAATTATAGTTGATTTAGAAGCAACTGATATAAGAAACTACAACAATATTTATGGAATTTGTAGTGATAAAGTATTGTTACTTAAGACTTCTTAGGGTGCTTTGGTTCGTATGGTTCAATCTTAGATTTAATGCGACCATCTTTATATAATCTTACAATCCAGCCATCTTTGATCTGAATTGGATTAAACGCTGTTGCTTTTTTCTTTGGCATTCTTACCCCTTAAATAAACTAGTAATTCTTGTATCTTTTGAATAATCTTTTGCATCTTCCTTTATTGCACTAAACAATGATTCATTTTTTTCTACTGGAACGCAGTTAGGGACTGGACTACCATCTTCTCCTGGCTTCATCCCACGCTGGACATACCCATCCCAGCACGGATCAGCCTTCCCAATTGATGAGTCATACATGGCCATAGCAACCTCTGAATCGGCGTTTGGAGAGCATACAGGGCAGTCTGGGCAGTCTACATTTAGTTCTTTACAGGTCTCACAGTCGCATCCTTGATAGGTGCTTGTTGGAAGGATTTCATTTTCTGACATCCTATAAGTATAGCATAGTTTGACATAGTTGACTCTTGAGTGTATACTTATGATATACCTCTGTAGTTCAGTGGACAGAACGTTGGACTTCTAAGCCAAGCGTCGCAGGTTCGATTCCTGCCAGGGGTGCTAGAAAGGCTCTAAGGGGGATTATGGACACTTCTACCGTATATTGGTGTATGGATACTGACCTGCCAAGTTTAGGTCCGTCTAAGACTATCCTGCCACTTTTTAATAGTGTTGTTAGCGAAAGAAATAAGAATACTGATCCTGGATCTTCATATTATAAATGTAAGTCTGCACAAGAAATGTTTAATAATACTTTCATACTTCCATCTACAGAAAATCTTCACATATTATTTAGTGGTGGCAAATTATTGAACACCAGAGATGCTAAAAAATTTAGACCAAGAATGCCAGTGTTTCAGGATGGTCCTGCAGTAGATTACGATTCCAGATGGTTATTTTTTTCTGAAGATGAAATCAATATTCAGTTAACCCCACCATATTTTCATAAGACAAAAGCATCAGAATACGCTACAGTCTTAAGTGGTGAATTTAATATTAGTAAGTGGTTTAGGCCAATTATTCCAACATTTTCATTGTGGGATTCATCTAAAGAGTTAGTGATATCTGAACAAGATCCTTTAGCCTATGTTAACTTTATAACTGATAAGAAGATTATACTTCAAGAGTTTACAGAAACAGAAAAAATAAAACACATAATGAATGAGTGCATAATGATGAAAGAAAAATTTCCCAACCTACCTCTTTCAGAAAGTTATAATAAGTTTTTGTTATCTAATAAACATAAAGAACTTATAAAAGAAATTAAAAATAATCTAGTTTTATAGTTTGTGTCTTTCAGACACTTTAAATTCGTTTTCTTTTCCTTCATATTCAACAACTATTACAACCATTGGCTCTGTGGATTCAAAACAATAAGGCTGATTGCTATTAACTATAGCAGCCCTGCCAGCAACTGCTGAAAGAGTTTCTACGACATCCCCATCTTTTAGAATATCTAGTTTTCCACCAGAATCATTAACAAAATAAACCAATGATGGATTTTCATATTGAAAATAAACCTTTAAGTCAGGTCTAACAATGAAAATTGCAGAAGCATTGACAATTTTTTGTATTGACACTAATGTATCATCTTTATATTTGTTGATTATGTTTTTCACATCTTCAGTAAATATAGATTTTCTTTTTTCATTGACCACTGCATGATGAAAAAAAGATTTTGTTTCATTGTCAAATATCCAAGGGAACCTAACATCTTTATCAATGTAGGTTGTGCTTTGTAGAGTATTAACCTCTTCATCTTTAAGAAAGTTTTGATTATATAACATAATGTTTTAATTAGAGGGGGACAGTTTCCCATCCCCCAACTAACTACTTCGCTACCTTCTTTGCAACTGCCTTCTTACGAGCAGGTGCCTTCTTTACTACCTTAGCAGTCTTTACTGCTCTATCAACCTCTTCTACTGATGGCATCTTGCCAAATGCAGTATCTGAAGGGTTTGCTGCTCTCAATACAACGGGGACAAGTGCTCCAAGTAGTGAGTATGCTAGTGTCTGTGGATCTGTCACTCCAGAGGCATACATTGCTGTTGCTGCTCCAAGAACTGATCTTCCGTATGACGCTAGTGCTGCTTTCATTTGCTTATTCATATTTATTCCTCCTAGGATATGATTCTTACTAGTATATCATAGCCAAGCCATAGTCCAATTATTCCTGCGACTCCCGCAAAAACTGGTGGTGCTGGCACTGGCAATTTGAATGCAGCAAATATAACGCCACACCCAAAACCTGTTATAACTGATAAAATAATTTCTTTCATTTTAATGCCTCTCTCCTTTATTTGTAAACCAAATAGGTATAGAATACTTTATTCCAGAGACCACTGGGTGGGCTATGTGTGAGTATTCCTCTGTAGATGGAAAAAATAACATAGATGGAGTCTTTGGCTTTACAGAAATTCCCAATTTTGTAAACTCTAGATCTCCACCCTCATATTCTTCTGGGTTCATATATATAACACAGGAAACTATCCTAGGTATTTCACTGTTTGGATTATAATCTGAATGCTCTTTAAAGAATGATCCAGGATAATACTTTAGTAGTGTAATCTTTTCGGATCTAACTAAAGATCTAAATTCTGTATTAAGTAGATAATGATTAAGTTTTTCTATAATCTGAGAATTAATACTATAAAAAAGTTTAGATTCTTTTTCTTTTATCTCTATCTGTTGGCTAGACCTGATTAGTGGATCTACCATTTGACTATCTCCAATTATTGAGTTTTGCCAATTTAGATTATGACTTTCAAAATCTTTAATTAATTCATTCGACTTTTCTTTGCTCATTATTGACTCATAAAGTAAAACATTTTTTGCTAATTCTAAATAATTCATATCAATCTTCCTCCTGCGGAAGAAGTTTTTTTAATTCTTCATAAGATTCAGCAATTTTCTTCATAGAGTAATAGTTTGGTGCCATAGACATAAGATCCCCATACTCTTTAAAGTAATTAATCTCTGGCTCAATATCAGAA